CAGAAGATGCTATAAACAAAAAAATTCAAGATCAGCAAATGGAGAATGCAATAACCGATGCAAATGTAAACAAAATTAAAATTAGAGAACAGAAAAAAGAAGTAAGAATGTTGAGGGTTGATCAAAGACTTCAAAGAGAAGAAGTCAAGGAATCTAAAACAAAAGAAGCTGAATCTTCTGCTGGAGGGGCGGCAACAGGACCACCAGATGCATCAGTACTTGATCCAAAAGCCATGGAACAGGGCGGCAAATCAATGATGAAGACGGCAGCTTCTGCCGCCGTTCTTACTGCTGGCGCTGTTCTTCTTGGTGCTGCTATCATGTTCTTGGGCGATAAGCTTTTGAAATTATTGAATATTGATGTCAACAGGATGATGGAAATAGGTACTGCATTAACCGCTCTTGTTGGGGTGACAGCAGCAGTTACGGCAGCAAGTGTATTTGTAAGTGAAAAAATACTAGAATTTGCTCCAAAAGTAGAAGAAATTAGAAAACAATCTGGAACATTAATTAAAACAGCATTGGCATTGGTTCTTATTGGTTCTGCTCTAGTTTTGTTTGGAGCAGCACTGGTTGGAATTACCGGCAAAATTCTTAGTATGTCTGGTCTTGATGCTGCTTCAACGATTGAAATTGCAGCAAATATTGGCGCATTGGCTGCTGTTGCTAGTGGTGTGGCAGTAGCAACTGTTGAGTTCGCTGAAGTATTGCAAGAATTCACAGAAAGCGCAATGTACCAGCAACTAAGTAAAAATCCTAAAGAATATGTCATGAAAATTCTTAAGGCAGCAGCAGTAATAGGTGCATTCAGCGTTGGTATTGTGACATTTGGAGCATTATTAGTAAAGGCTATTCAGGGAATTCTTTATGTTACAGGAATTGATGCTTCTGTAGTCACTGGAGTTGTAGATACACTTTGGGCTCTTGGCTGGGGAGTAGGAAAGATAGTATTGGCCACAGCAGCAGCGGTTGGCGTTATTATGGGCCTAGGATGGGCTTTTAGTTTGATAAATAATCCTGCTGGATGGACTTTACTTGGAGTCGGGGCCGCTGCTATCGCTGTAGCAGTACCATTAATTGCTGCTTTTTCAATAGGTGTCATATACGCTGCTGCCGCATTTTCAAATCTGATGGACACAAAGACTGCTAATGATGTAGCTGATGGAATAGCAGCAATTGCTGGATCAACAACAAGAATTGTTGGAGCATTGGCAGGCGCAGCCGCATCACTGGTAGGTTTGGCTGGAGTTGGCGTAACAGCCTTTTTCTTATCATTCATAATAGGATACGCAACAGATGCAGTTAATGCAATAGTTCCAGTATTGGTAGATTTTTCTAATGCAGCAGTTAAAGCAGCAAAGTCAATTGTCGGAGTAATTCCTCCAAGACTTGTGGATGAAGCCACTTCTGGAATGCAAACAGTATTAGATGGTGTTAGAAAAATAGGTTCTGCAATAGTGGGAATGATTCCATACTTGTCTGGAATGAGTGCTTTGGGAACAATAAGTGGCATTCTAGCTAATATTTTATATTTGGCAGGATGGGCAATCTTAGATTTAACTCCTCCTATTGTGTTTTTTGGGACGGCAGTAATAATTGCGGCAAAAGCAATAGTTTCAATCATTAATCCAAAATATGTTCAAAGTGCTGTAGAAGGAGTCGAAGCGGTTCTAAATGCCGTTAAGACTATTGGAACAGCAATGAAAAACATGTCAGATTTTTTATATGGATTTTCTAGTAATTATGATTTCACTGGTTGGGTGCCAATGTGGTTGTATATGGCATCAGATGCAATAATAACCATTAAGAATCCAATTCTTTATTATGCACTTGTTATAAAAAATTTCGCAAAAGCACTTGGTGCTGTTTTTAGTCCACGACTTGCAAAAGGTGCTTCTGAAGGAGTTACGGCAGTAGTTGATGCAATAACAGATATAACAAATTCCATAATGAAATTAAAGGAAACAATTGACAAATATTCAACAACTGCATTATATGCAGGTGCAGTTGTTTGGTGGATGAATGGTGCAATTAGATTCTTTCAAATAATTCAAGAACCAATTATAAATTTTGGAATAGCAATAAGTGATTTTGCATTGGCTCTCAATACTGCTTTTAGCGCAAGACTTGCAAAGAGTGCTTCTGAAGGTGTGAATGCTATTATCGGAGCTATAACTGAAATTACAACTTCTGTTATGGAATTTAAGAAAACAATTGACAAATATTCTGTTTGGGCACCCGACTGGGTTGCTTGGTGGCTAAGGGGCGCTGTTACTTACATGCAAACAATAAGAGAGCCAATTGTAAATTTTGTAATAGAAGTAATGGGTCTTGCACAACAATTAGGCACTAATGTAAAAATTGGTCCGGCCAAATTACTTGCAAAGACATTAACTGTTTTGTCAACAATTATTGAAAAAACAACGACAGTAATAAGCGATCTTTCCAACAAGTTAGTTCCATTAGTGAGAGGAGGTTGGTTTAAGAAATCTCCAGCAGAACTTATAAAAGAATCAGAAAACAAATTGAAGAGTTTCTTCAAAACAGTATCTGGACTTGTTGTTTCAATAATCGATGAAGTCCAAACAAACTTCAAAGATATTGGAAAATTGAAATCTACTGCTAAAATTCTTATGGTTGTTGGAATGATAATAACTGAGATGGCAAAAGCAGTTGAATTATTCTCAACAAAAATAATGCCTTTTACAAAGAAAGATTTTGCAACAGGTAAGTCTCCAATAGAAAAAATAAATGAATCTCAGGGCCAACTTAAAAAATTCTTTGAAAATATAAGTAATCTTATTTCTGAAGGAATAGTTGCTCCAGTATCAATGATTGGAAATGTTGAAACATTGAAGCCAGTTGCTAAGACATTGGCTGTTATTTCAGTTTTGTTGAATGAAGCAGCCAAGACAATCAAGGCTTTAGCTGATGTTGTTGGATTAATGGACCCAGTAAGCTTCTTCCAAGAATCGCCAATAAGTAAAATTTCTAAGTATAAAAATCAATTTGCAGAATATTTCCTTGAAATAGCTGATTTGGTTACTTGGGGAATTGTTTGGCCAATTCTCTTTGCTATGCCAAATACAGAAGACTTAAGAAAAGCTCAGACAATTTTAATTGGAGTTGCAACAATTGCTTGCGCTACAGGAAAAACAATCAAATCTCTTGCTGAAGTAATGGCTCTGATGGACCCTGTTAGTTTGTTTTTTGATTCTCCCATGGAAAAAATTGTCAATAACAAAAAACAATTTACAAAATGGTTTGATTCAATTGCCGTATTTGTTCGTGATGGGATTGTTGATCCTGTTGTGGCCATATTTACCGATACGACTCAATTGAATAAAGCGGCAGTTATAATCAGGGCCATGAGTCTAATTGCGATAAGACTTGTTCCTCTCATTAAAAATCTTGCAGAAGCAATTTCATTGGCAACAGATGCTCCCACATTCTTCGGAGTTGCTCCGATGCAAAAAATTGTAGACAATAAAGAAAAATTTAAGGGTTGGTTCATATCAATTGCCGAATTCATGAAAACTGGAATTATAATTCCTGTTTTCACGAATCTTGGTGATGTAGACATGGGCAAGGCTCAAAAAATAATCATGGCTATGGCCACAATTGCAAGAAATATATCTCCACTCATCAAGAACATGGCATCGGCAGTTGGCATGATGAGCGAAGGAGGAGAAGAAAGCATAGACACCGATTTTCCAATGGACAAAATAATTGCCAGCAAGGATAAATTTGCTAAATTTTTCAATACTACTGCGATATTTTTGAGAGACGGCGTGGTAATGCCTATTTTGCAACAAATGGGCGATCTTAAACAAATTCAACAGGCATCAAGAACTTTGTTGGCTATGAATTCTTTGTTGACAAATATTCCACTAGTAATCAAAAACTTTGCAAACAATGTTCTTCCATTGGTTGTAAGCGCAGACACAGATTTAAGGGATACTCCTGCTGAGAAGATAGATGCAGGAAAAGAAAAATTTGCAATATTCTTCAGGAATGTTACAGCTTTCTTGCGTGACGGAATTGTAAATCCAGTAATACAAGAAATGCCAGACTCTAAGACCATTCAAACAGCGGGAAGAATCATGCTTGGAATGAACATGCTGTTAAACAATGTTTCTGGAGTAATCAAAAATTTGGTTAAATTGTTTGGTGGATCACTTGATCCAAACCAATGTTTGAAAGAAGCTCCTATACCTATGATTGCTAGAATGGCACCAATTTATCAGGAATTCTTTGGGGCTGTAATTAGATTTTTGGTTGATGGAATTGCGAATCCCATATTGCACGGATTCCCTTCAGAAGATGATATGAAGGAGGCAAATGGCAGAATGAAAAACATGCTTTTGCTTATCACTCAAATTCCTCCATTTATTCAACAATTGAATAAAACAATTAATGATCTTGGAACCAATATTGTTGGTTTTGGAACAATGTTTAGCGTGGCGGTATTTACAGGAACTTTTGGTTATATTTCCAATCTTTTAATTGAAGGTGTTATCAATCCAATCAGAATGATGCCAGACTCAGAAGAGCTTGATGAAATGTTAAATAAATTAAATTTGATGTCAGAAGTTGTTTATACTGCTGGAGTTGTTATGAGCAGAATGAATCAGACATTCAACAACTTCGCATCAGCAACAAATATTTTCTCATCACTTACTGGCAGATGGGATCAACACTTCTTCCAGAAATCATTCACGGGAATGGCGATAAGCTTAAAGAGTGGAATCATAGAGCCGATCACAAATCTTTTCCCGAAAGCATCTGAGCTTCAGATCGTTGTTGATAAGCTTGCTTTGCTTGGACAAGTATTAAATAAGCTTGAAGAGGTCATGAACTCACTTGGAGCAACATTCTCATCAATTGGCAATATGGGAGTCGATATGAGCCAAATTAATACAATGCCAATGGATAAGTTGTTGGCTTTGGCAAATATAGCACAAAGTGGGGCGCAAGCGGCAATCACACCTGTTGGAGCAGCAGTTGCAAATTCTCCAGCAGGAGCGGCAGTATCTACAGCAGCATCCGGCTCAACAAATGCCGCAATTGAGAACAAAGTTGCTGCCAAGAAAGCTGGAGAAGAGCCAGCGACAAATAAAGTTACATCGAAAGAATTGCAAGATATATCTAAAAATTCTTCTGATCAAAACGCAAAACTTGACACGCTTATTACATTATTCCAGAAGGTCGTCGATGCACTTAAACCTTCTCCCGCATCGGGAGGAGGTGGTGGAAGTGTAGCTGGTGAAACTCCTGATACTTCGTTGAATAGACCACCTGCCAAGAGTCCCATGTTTCCTAGGGCTGTGACCGGAAGGGTTGGACAGGGACCAGCAAAGCAAGTGAATACCTTGCTACCAATAAGACTGTAATTTGAGGTTAATTAAATGAATGCAACATTGCCAAGTGGAGATTTGAATGAGTTTATTTTTGAACAAAAATGTTATATCGATATAATAGGAAATGGAATAGATGAAACAATAGTAATGCAAAGTCTTCCAGATATATCAGATTCTAAGAGCGCAAGTTATTCCGATGAAACATCAATAGGTAGAAGTACACCATTTAAGACATATAACAATTCTGATAATAGAACCATAAACTGGACTGCTCACTTTATGGTGACAAAAAAAGATCATATAGAAAAATTTTTTGGATACATTCGTGCAATACAGGCAGCAGTATATCCATTTGATAGCAGAAGCAGTCAAGGAGGATTGGGAGGCGCTCCTTATGCTCCTCCTCCAATTTGTAAATTGCAATGTGGAGATCTATTGTCAAAACTACCTCTTAATGCAATAATGAAAAGCTATAGTATAAAATTTGATACTTCTGTTCCTTGGGACGAAAATACATTTTTACCCTATAAGTTTGATATTGATATGAATTTTGATATAATTTATGATCAATCAAATTTACCCGATTCAAATAAAATATTAAATGATTGAAAATAAAATATTACAGGATTAAAAATGGCAAACTACATAGAATACACAAAAATACAACCATCTAGATTTGTTCCTATATCGAGTAGGTACTATGAATCGCCTGTTGTTTATTATACAGAAAACAAGTTAATGACATTTGCGACATATAAAAAAACAGTTATACCAAAGACCAACAGGGATAGATACTATGTAATTACTGCTGGCAGAGAATATAGGCCAGACTTAGTGTCTTTGGCGGCTTATGGCACTGTAGATTATTGGTGGAAAATCATGGAAGCCAATGACATCAAAGATATTTTTAATTTTAAGGCTGGTTTGAATATTCGTTTGCCAGATGCCATTTTAGGATAATTATGCCTGTTCAATCTTGTGTTGTTGAAAATGGATTGCTTAAAATGTTTGGTTGTGCCACTCCAGAAGCACCCATAGAAGGAGCGGTTTACGCTGCATATGTAGAAATGAGATTTGGGTCATCAAATCCAGAAGAACAAGTAGTTTTAACAGTTGGTAATAACTCAGCGCCTACAGGAAACTTAGCGGTAATTAATTCATTTGAATATGGACAAGAAGGATCAAGCGGATATCAAATTGATATTGAAATCATGGATCATGGAGGAGCCATGTATAAAGAAATCATCAGAAACCTGAACAAATCATTCGTCACTCAAAAACAAGAAGCGGAATTTATAGCAATTGATTTTGGATGGATAATAAGCGATGAAGATGGCAATTCTAGATTGAAAACAAGTAGAACTACAATTGGAACAGTATTAACTGGAGTGATGACATCTGTTGAAACAAGTTTTGCAGGAGGCAATGTCAAGATTAAAGTAAAAATAACGGCTCCTCAAGACATTGGATCAGCCCAAACAGGTTCGGAAGGAAGCAATGATCAGCTTATGGACTTAAAAACTGCCATCAGGAATGTTTTGGTTGATGGAGAACAGCCTTTGTTTTCAAATGTTTCTTTTAGAAGTGCATCTTCATTTGAAGATGCGGGTGCAGACAATAATTTAGAATTTGAAAAATCAAAAGGTGGAGAAAAGGGTCCGCCATCAGTTTGGCCAAAAGATCAGATGAGTGTTTTGTCTTGTGTAAGATCTTGGCTTTCAACAGTAACATCTGCTGATGGTAGAGGACTTATGATTCTTTACGATGCTGCCAATAATGGAATTATAATCCAAGAAGACCCATTGGACCCTAGCGGACAAAATTCTGGATGTTGCACTACAAGTGTTGCCACCTATATTGTCAATGGAGGGAATTGCAGTCCTGTTATTGAATTCAGTCCATCTGTTCAATGGGCACCAACCATGGTTCCCGGCAAGGGTGGTACTAATGGTGGTGCTTCTGGCGGAAATGCACCTCTTCTTGAACCAATCAACAACATTCAGGACACAGGTTCTCAAACTAGTCCAACAATGGAATCTCATGTTTGGAATTTCATTCCTCCTAAAGATCAAGCTGATAATGCAAACAAAGCTATTGGTGCAGCTATGGACGCAGAAGAGAAGACAGGACCGGGTCTTTCAGGAGGAACTCCAGCATGGTCTGCTGATTTGAAAATAATGGGCGATCCTTTCTATACTAATGTATATAACTTCCTTGGAAAATCAGTATCAATACTTTTTATAAACCCATATTATTTTGGCAATGAAGCTAATTCAACATGGCTTCAAACATCAGTATGCAATACAATGTTAAGCAATAAAAAATATATGATTAAAAGAGTAAATCACAGTATTAGTGCCGGAAGCTACACAACCACTTTGCAACTTCAATTGAATGTACCGAACATTGATATAGATTGGGATGCCAGTCTTGGCGGAAACGGTTGTGGTAGTTTGGAACAAAGCTTCGTTGATGCTCCTGCTAAGAGTACACTATAAGGAATAAAATGACATTTGTATCACATAAAGATTTTCAATCTCTAAAGAAAAAAGTTGACACAATTGTCAATCAAATGGGAGGACTTAATTATGATATGAGACAAGTTGTTCGTGCAGAAATTTTGTCAAATTCCAAAGTAATTGACCAGTCACAAATGCAATATGGTCTTTATACGGCTTTGTGTGTTGACACTTTGGATATATGGAAGCAGAACAGAATTCGTTTTTATTCGCCTCTTTTTCAGAACCCTCAAATGAAAGTTGAACAACTTCCTTGGGCTAATGCAGTAAGCGCCATGGGAGGATTTGATGATACCGGATTGACATGGGTTCCTCCAGCAGGATCAACTGTTGTCATTATGTTTGAAAATGGTAGTCGTAGTTCTCCTTATTACCTTGGAACAACATGGCATCGAGATCGTGGTCCTAGTGGTCAACATACTTGGGGCTACAACATAAATGAATATTATAAAATATGGGAAGGAACAAGAAATGGTTATTTAGTGGGACCAGACGATGGATCTCAAGTTTTGCCTCCTTGGAATACTGAAAACTATAATGGTTTTGATCTCACATCAGTAATTGACTTTAATTCCAATCCAGAAGCACAAAGGCTTTTGACATATCCAAACATATACGGATTCAAAACTCCAGAAAAGCATATGATTAAGATGGTCGATGGAGACCCTAAGTGTAATAGAAAGTGGAAAAGATTTGAAATCATGTCCAGTTGTGGAAACTGGATTATGTTAAAAGACGATCATTTGCATTATGCCGGTCAGTGGGCTCACCCTGATTGCGGAGGAGTGGTCAAAGAAGGTGAAACAAGTTGTGTTGAAGATGCTTACACGCAGAATCAAATTGACAACATATCATCTGGAGGAACAATTGAACAAGCACAAAATACAACAGACTTGAGTCCCGAGTCTGGAAAAAAACTTGAAGAAAATTCTTGTGAAGGAAAAAAGAGCAACAAAAAAATCATTGGAGGACACCCAAACACAGGTTCTCCCAGATCAACATATTACAAAAAACAAATAGGTTCTAATCCTTTTTTTAAGCAAAGGCAGGAGTGTCGTCCTTACAAGGGTCCGCCTACTCCGCAGAATAATTCTGCTGATTTACCGCAAAGTGGAATTCAGATTCAATCAATATCTGGTCATTCTTTCGTAATGGATGACTCAGTTGAGGAACCAAGTGGTTCACCGACATGGGACAGAGAATTTGATTTTGGTTGCAACAACAAGTATGTTGGAAGAAGTTATTGGAAGTCAGCAACTGGACATAGCATAGAATTAAGTGATGTTGAAGGTGAGTCTGGTAGTGACAAAGGTGCAATTCGTGGTCAAGATAATTACATTAGGATAAAAACAGCTACTGGCAATAAAATTGAACTGAATGACCACACTCAATCTGAGCCAGATTGCAAGGGTTGTCCTCCCAATATTGCTGGAGAGAGAAGAGGTATTCTTCTTCAAAGCACTAGTAATCACATTATTCAAATGTCTGATGAAGGCAATGAACAATGTGGACCATGTCGAGTAGAAGGCGGGAATCCTGTAGCCAAAGCAAAGAAAGCCTTTGTCAAGATTCGTTCTGGTTATGGTCTTGAGATGAGTTTTAATGATGATTCAAATCAGGAAACTGCGGAAAACCAAAACATTCAGATATATTGTCCTCACAAGCAAAATGTGAATGGACCTCATATTTTCAGGATGCAGGAAGCAACTGATCCCTCACCCGGATTAGTATTTCTGAGAGTTGGTGGCAACTACATTAACATGACCGCAATTAACCATTATACGATTGTCGGAACAAATGAAGACAGTAGTTTAATTGAGTTTGTAACAAAGTATAACTTGGTTTATTCCAAAGATGCTTACATGAATATTACTGATACATCTCATTTATTTTTGGCGAAAGATAAAATTATTCTTTTGGCTGGTACTGACTGTCCAGACCCAGAGGGAGGCCCTTCTGGACCATGTTTGGCTCCTGTTTGTGTTCTTAAGGATGGTGCTATTAGAGCTAGTGATCGTGTTTTTGCAAGTGCATCTCCCGATGCTACGGTTTTGAGTATGTTTCAGTTGAAACCATTCTATAAAGAACCTCCAACAACTCCACCGACTACTGGATAAATAGTTTGTTGTACAAGTTTGTAAGATTGATAAATAAAAAGTATTTTAGAAAAACCGTCATAATTTGGCGGGAGGAAATAATATAATATGGCTACATTTGGCGGTGTTCCCTACCCAACAGTAAAAACACCAAGGGGTTATTGGTATTCACAGACTGGAAGCAGTCAGATCAAGTCTGATTTGCTTTGTCTTCTTTTGACAAATCCGGGTGAAAGGGTAATGATTCCAGATTTTGGCACTCCTCTTAAAAAACTATTATTTGAGCAAAATGATGTTGTTTTGAGGAATGAAGTGAAAAGAGTTATATCTTCTGCTATAAAAAAGTGGGAGCCTAGAATTGTTGTGCAAAATATTGAGGTTTCTTCTCAAATTGACGAAAATTCTTTGAATAATGATGATGACAGAAGCTCTATAGATAGCATTATATCTGTTAAAATAATTTTCGTTGATCCACAGAATATTAAACAGGTGGAACAACTTGTACTTGAAATTCCACTAAGTTAGGAGAAAAAATGGCGACAAACAATAATTGCCCATTTGATATTACGCCATATACTCAGTCTCAACTGATTACAACGCCTAGTATTTTCAGCCTCAATTATACAAACCAAGATTTTTGGAGCATGAAGACCCGTCTTGTTGAATTTATTAGGCAGAAATTCAGCACGGATTTTTCTGACTTTGTTGAGTCATCTTTGGCGATGATGTTAATTGAAAACTGGGCTTTTCTTGCTGACACATTGTCTTTCAAGATGGATCAGATTGCTAATGAAATTTTCATTGACACGGTAACAGAGCTTGAGAATGCCTTCAGGTTGGCTAATTTGGTTGGTTATCAGCCACAACCTCCAATAGCAGCCAGATCATTGTGGACTGCAACCTTGAATAATCCTGTTTTAAGCGATGTTCCAATACCAGCGCCATTTGATGTTCAGATCAATGCTGGAGGAACAGCAATAACTGTTGAGCTATTCCCAGCAGATTCAGAAAACAACCCTATTTTTGATGAGGACATCATTATTCCGGCTGGCAATCTTGTTAATGCAAGCATAGTTGGTCTTGAGGGCAAAACAAGAAATATCTTGATTGCTGGAACAGGTGCTGTT